ACGCAGCATTAAAGGCAAGCAGGCATCAATCTATAACGATATGTTTCGCCTTATGCTTAAAGCAATATGAACAGTTGGCATGTTCAGATGATAAAGGTACTCCTGGGGCAATCGAGGCCACAGGGGTTGCGGGCACAATATTTAATTAGTTTCAGGGATATACAATGGATTTCGTTTCAGTATGAAAATTGAATATATAAAAGTTAAAGAGTTGCATGGTTATGAGTTTAATACTCGCACGCATAGCGATGAGCAGGTGGCACAGTTGGCGGCATCGATTGGTGAGTTTGGTTTTACCAATCCTTTGTTGATTGATGGCGAGCGACAGATCATTGCCGGGCATGGGCGGTTGGCAGCAGCCACAAAAATAGGCATGGAAGATGTGCCGTGTATTGTGCTTGATCATTTAACCGAGGCACAGCGCCGGGCGTATGTGATCGCTGATAATAAGTTGGCACTCAACGCCGGGTGGGATGAGGATTTATTAAAACTTGAACTCAGCGCATTGGATCAGATCGGCTTTGATTTGTCGGTGATTGGTTTTGATGCGGATGAGTTATCCGGCCTGGTGATTGATGAGGATATTGCCGGCGGTTTAACCGATGAGGATGATGTGCCGGAAGTGGCTGAGATACCGATCAGCAAGCAAGGTGATATTTGGTTGCTTGATAATCACCGAGTAATGTGTGGTGATAGTACCAGTGCGGATGATGTTGCAAAATTAATGATTGGAATATACCCTGACTTAATACACACAGACCCACCTTACGGAATGAACGCAGTAACAAAATCAGGCGTTTTATCAAAAAATTATAAGACTGATATTATGGGAGATGACAATCCCGATGTTGCCAAGGATGCGTTTATTTTGATTAATGAGCTTTATCCTAAATCAAAACAAATTTGGTGGGGTGCAAATTATTACTCAAGTGTGTTGCCTGATAGTGAGTGTTGGATTGTATGGGATAAAAATAACGGTGGATCAGATCAAACAGATTGTGAGTTAGCATGGGCAAACTTTAGGAGTGTTGTTAGGCAATTCACGCAAGCATCAGAAAAAATTAATCGAGTGCATCCAACACAAAAGCCAGTGTCATTAATGGAGTGGATAATAAAGAGATTTAAAATAACATCAAAGACAATTGCTGATTATTTTGGTGGTAGTGGATCAACATTAATTGCTGCTGAAAAACACAACATTGATTGTTTTATTATGGAGTTTGATCCTATATATTTAGATGTAATTATCAAACGCTGGCAAGAGTACACCGGCAAACAAGCGGTGCATGAGGTGAGTGGTTTGACTTTTGATGAGGTTGCAGATGCAAAGCAAGTGGCATAGTGTGATTGAAAGTTTAACCAATGTCGCAGTTGGTTATGGTGTGGCGTTGGCATCGCAGTTATTGATTTTCCCATTTTATGATATCGATATTAGCTTGCAAGATAATATCGCCATTGGTGTTTGGTTTACTTTGATTTCATTAGTGCGATCGTATGTGATCAGACGTTACTTTACCAAGAGGACAGAGCGTGGCTGATAGTCAAACCTATTCAATTGAAACCATTTCAAAACTGTTAATGCTATCCGAGCGCCGGTGTCAGCAGTTGGTGGGTGAGGGGGTGATCCCCAAACAAGGGCGTGGCCAATATGACTTGGTGAAAAGCGTGCAGGGATATGTAAAGTTTTTACGTGAGCGCGCGTTTGGCGGCGTGGCTAATACAGATCAGCATGGTGAAAAAACACGCTTGATCACAGCGCAGGCCAATATCGCTGAGATGAACGATGCCGAGTTGCGTGGTGATTTGGTGCGTGTGAGTGAGGTGCGGCGCACAATATTCACCGCTGCACGTGGTGTGCGTAATTCACTGCAAACAGTGGCCGATCGTTTGGCCGTGCCAATTGCTGGCGAGAGTGACCACCATGAAATACACAATATTATTGAGGGCGAGTTAAACCAAATTTTAACTGATATGGATGAAGAATGGGCAAACGTAGTGGCCGAGCCGGTAGAGGATGAGCAGCAAGAAGATACCAAAGACTGATGCTGATGGTGAGGCGTTAGTATTTAACGCAATTGCGGCCGGCCTAAAACCCGACCCCTGCGAGCCGATGAGTGAGTGGGCTGATAAATACCGCTTATTAAATCAAACTTATGCAGCCGAGCCGGGCAAATGGCGTACCAATCGCACCCCGTATTTGCGCGAGATCATGGACGCGTTTAGCCCGTCAAGCCGCACCGAGTTTGTGACCATTATGAAAGGTGCGCAGCTTGGTTTTACCGAGGCGCTAACCAATATGCTGGGTTATATTATCCACCGCGCACCAGCGCCAACCATGATGGTGCAACCAACTTTGAATTTAGCTAAACGATATAGTAAACAAAGGCTGGCCACTATGATCCAAGACATGCCAGTTTTAAAAGGTTTGGTTGCTGACCCACGCGCAAGGGATAGCGGCAACACCACCACATCAAAAGCCTTTGATGGCGGCGTGTTATTTATTGCCGGTGCTAATTCAGCCTCGGATTTACGCAGTGTGCCGGTGCGTTATTTGTTACTTGATGAGGTTGATGCCTACCCTTACGACTTGGACGGTGAGGGTGACCCGATTGAGTTGGCTGTTAATAGGACAAAGACCTTTGCACGGCGCAAGGTTTTAATTGGCAGCACGCCAACCGTTAAAGATGTGAGCCGTGTTGAGCGGGAATACTTAAAAGGTGATCAACGTAAATACCATGTGGCCTGCCCGCATTGTGACACCATGCAAGAACTGGTTTGGGCAAATATTAAATGGGATAAGGACGAGAATAAAGTACCAAGGCCGGAAACTGCTTTTTATGCTTGCAGCCATTGTGCAGGGGTTATTAATGAAAGCGATAAATTAGAAATATTGCAACATGGTCAGTGGGTTGCCACCAAGCCGCAGAACAATTACCGTGATACCCGCAGAAGTTACCACATATCAAGCCTTTACAGCCCGTGGGAGTCGTGGGCAAACTTAGTGCAAAAGTGGTTAGATGCACAACGTGACCCGCATCTTTTAAAGACGTTCGTTAACACTGCACTAGGAGAATGTTGGGATGACGAAGCAAATCGCGTTAACCAAGAAGATTTACAACAAAAGGCCGAGGCCTACCCACTGCGCACCGTGCCAATGGGCGGCTTATTAGTGACGGCCGGCGTTGATACGCAGGACAACCGCCTTGAGGTTGTGTTGTGGGCATACGGTAAAGACGGCCAGCAGTGGGCAATTGACTACCATGTATTTTATGGTGATCCATCCTCGCCGGCGTTATGGGATGAGTTAGACGAGTATTTACAAAAAGAGTTGCAGCACGCCAGCGGGGAAAGTATCAAAATTAGTGCGGCCGCTATTGATACGGGTGGCCATCACACACAGCGCGTTTATGACTTTTGCCGCACTAGGCGTTACCGCCACATCATTGCCATTAAAGGCTCATCCACCCGCAATAAGCCAGTCATATCAAAACCATCTAGCGTTGATGTTACGTTTAGTGGCAAGACATTAAAAGACGGTGTGCAATTATGGCCGGTGGGTACAGATACAGCCAAAGAGGTTATTTATGGCAAGTTTAATATTAAGACCGGCGCAGGCGCAATGCACTTTTCCAATGAGTTACCTGATGAGTTTTATGAGCAAATATCATCAGAAAAATTAATTACTAGATACCACAAAGGTTTTCCACGTAAAGAGTGGGTTAAGCCATCGCATGTGCGTAATGAGGTGCTGGATTGTAGTGTTTACAGTTTGGCTGCTGGCTACCATTTGGGCATGAACAAGTTTAGCCAACGCGATTGGCAAACTTTAGAGGACACCGTGCAACCACTAACCAAGGATTTATTTGCTGATAAAACTGAAAATATTAAGCAAATAATTGAAAGCAAACCTAAAAAACAACAGCAAAACTATCAACCAATTGCCCGCAGGAAAAAGGCCAACGCTGGTTTTGCCTCACGTTGGTAATTTATCAAGCAGATTTTTGATTTTTTCTAGGTTGTTTTTACCCGATATATTACACCATTTTTTATAATACTTATAATCTGATGGTTTGAATGAAACCACCACGCGATTGATGTTTTTATTCCATTCGGTGGCGGTTTCTATTCTTTTTTGTTTTGACTTCTTTGATAATTTAATACTCATGTTGTGATAATGGCTCTATCATTTCACCATCTAGTGTTTTGTAAAAATCCGCGATGTCATTCCAAACTGTAACATAGCCATCGCCAATAATTAGAACTTTATCACAATCATATACTGCAACCAAGTCAACCCCACCACCCGTGTCAATTTTTTCATATTTCATTTTCTTTTCCTTTTTTATTGTTGTTATTGATAGTATACTATAAAAAACCAAACAATCAACAACTATTTTTGATAATAAATAATAACAATAAAATAAAGGTTGACATTTCAAAAAAAGTTACTAACCTAAACACTAGATATAGTGCTTTTTGCACACAACAAATACTAGATATAGGGGTTTTATGGCAAATATGTTTGATTCGGCAAACTATGCTGAAACAGAGCCAGCCAAGTTTATTGCCGGTGATCGCCTTGCGTGGAAACGCAGCAATTTAACTGACTACCCACCCGCAACTTACACACTTAAATACTCAGCCCGTTTAGAGAATAGCGGCACAACTGAGATAACAATAACAGCCAGCGGCTCAGGCAGTGAATACATCATCGAAGTGGGTCAAGGAACGACCGCGGCATATACCGCAGGGGATTATCACTGGCAGGCTTACATCGTACGCACCTCAGATAATGAGCGCGTTACCGTTGATAGTGGCATTTTTGAAGTCATAGCCAACCGTGATACGGCAACCACTGACCCACGCAGTAAAGTAAAAATTTGTTTAGATAACATTAACGCCGTACATGGCAAAAGAAGCACCAAAGATCAAGACAATTACACAATCGGTGGCCGTAGTTTAAGCCGTACACCCGTTGCTGATTTGATTTTGTTAAAAACATTTTATCAAAAAGAATACGACAAAGAGTTATTAGAAAAAAAGATTGAGCGCGGCCTGGGTACTAAAAGCGGCGTGCTTAAGTTTAGGTTTTAATTATGGATTTTAATATTTTTAAAAAACACAAGGTCAACTCAAAAAGAAAGCAGCCAATGCGCCGCTCTTATGCGGGCGCAAAAATTGACCGTTTGACTAGCAGTTGGACAACCACACAACAAAACATTAATAAGGATTTACAAGCAGGCGGCAAGGTGTTAAGGGCGCGCGCTAGAGATTTAAGCATTAATAATGACTATGCTAAAAAGTATTTGCAAATGTGTGTTTCAAATGTGGTTGGTGCTAAAGGCATATTATTACAAGTTAAAAGCAAAACCAGCCGCGGCAAGTTAGACCAAAAAACAAATCGCATAGTTGAGCAGGCATGGGTTAGATGGTCAAAACCTAAAAATTGTGCGTGGGATGGCCGCCTTTCATTTGTTGAAATGCAGCGCTTATTTATTGAAAGTGTTGCTAGGGATGGTGAGGCGCTTTGTCGCATTATTTACGATGATAGTGAGTTTGGGTTTAAGCTGCAATTTTTAGATATTAACCGCCTTGATGAAAACCTAAATAAAGATTTAGGCAATGGTGTAGTCATTCGCATGGGTATTGAGTTTGATATTACCGGCAAGCCATTGGCCTACCACTTATTGATTAACCCTGACAATGTGGCCACCGCTGCTGCAAGGGCTGAACGCATCCCAGCGGATAATATTATCCACTCATTTATTGGGGAACGCCCCGAGCAAATAAGGGGTGCAACTTGGTTGGCCAGCGCCATGACACGTTTACAAATGCTGGGTGCATACGAAGAAGCGGAACTGGTGGCGGCGCGTGTGGGTGCATCAAGCATGATTTTTTACACCTCAGAGGCCGGTGATAGCTTTATTGGTGATGAGGCTGATGATGGCTCACTATTAATGGATATTGAGCCGGGCATTGGCCACCAATTACCAGCCGGTATGAAAGCCGAGCCATTCGATCCAACCCACCCCACATCAGCATTTAAAGACTTTAACAAAGCTATTTTAAGAGGAATTTCATCAGGTTTAGGGGTTGCATACAATAGTTTGGCCTCAGATTTAGAGGGGGTTAGTTTTTCCTCAATACGTTCAGGCACATTAGAGGAACGAGATAACTGGCGGGTTAAGCAAAGCTGGATGAAAGAGCATTTTATGACCCGTATTTATGAGCAGTGGTTAAGTATGCAATTATTAAACGGCTCATTGGGTTTAGACATGGTTAATTATGACAAATTAACTGAGGTGCGTTTCCAATCAAGGGCGTGGCAATGGGTTGATCCCTCAAAAGACATACAAGCCTCAATTGCAGCCGTGCAAGCGGGTTTAAAGCCAGCCAGCGAGGTAATTGCAGAGCAGGGCGGCGATATTGAGGATGTATATGACCAACTTGCATACGAGCAAGATTTGGCAAAATCCAAAGGCTTAAATTTAACAATTACTATTAGCGAGGTGTTAAGCAATGAAACAACTAAAAACGGGTAATTTAACCCGTTCATTTAATTTTGATCGTAGCGCAATTGACGAAGAAGCAAGAACGGTAAATTTATCGTTTTCAAGTGATATGCCAGTTGAAAGGTGGTTTGGGATGGAAGTGTTAGATCACTCGCCTAAATCCGTCAATTTGGAACGCTTGAATGGTGGCGCACCCTTGTTGATGGATCATGATACAAGCGATCAAATTGGCCGAGTGGAAAGTGCATCGGTGGATGGAAAGCGTGGCACAGCCGTGGTGCGTTTTTCTAAGTCAGCACGCGCTCAAGAGATATTTACAGATGTAATGGATGGCATTCGGCAAAACATATCTATTGGATACCGTATCAATGAAATGGAGTTAGACGAGTCACGTTCAGAGGGTGATTTAGACACGTTTGTGGCTACATCATGGCAACCATACGAGGTTAGTGTGGTGAGTGTGCCTGCGGATAATTCAATTGGTATTGCTAGATCAGCCGACGGTGAGAATTTGACCACCATTACTAATTTAAAAACTAAAAATAAGGAAGTCAAAATGACAACAGAAAATACAACAAATATCGATGCCGTGCAAGTAGGCCGCGATGCAGTGGCAGCAGACCGCCAAAGATCAGCAGAAATTGATGCAATCGTATCAAAGCACCCGGAATTGAAAGAAATCGGCGATCAATTTAAGAGAAATGACCGCTCAATGGATGAGTTTAGAGGCGTTGCATTGGAGTCTATTAACAAAAACCAACCAGCGCAGGCGGCAATTGAAGATACAAAAATTGGCATGAGCGATGAGCAAATTGGTGATTTTTCAATTGTTAGAGCGGTAAATGCGTTAGTGACGGGCAACTGGCACGAGGCAGGCTTTGAGCGTGAAATGTCGGACGGCATGGCATCTAAATTAGGCAAAAGAGCGCAGGGTTTTTACATCCCAACTGACGTTTTAATGCGTGATTTAAATGTTACAACCTCAACAGCAGGTGGTCACACCGTTGCAACTGATTTGTTATCAGGTAGTTTTATTGAAATGATGAGAAACAAAATGGCCACGGTCGGTTTGGGTGCAACAATGATGAATGATTTGGTCGGCAACATTGCTATCCCACGTCAAACCGGTGGTGCGACTTCTTACTGGGTAGCTGAATCGGGCGCAGTAACAGAGTCACAAGCAGCGTTTGATCAGGTAACAATGTCACCAAAGACAGTTGGCTCAATGTCGGATATATCGCGCAAAATGTTACTTCAATCCTCATTAGATGTTGAGGCGTTTGTGCGTAATGATCTAGCAACATCACTTGCACTAGCAATTGATCAAGCGGCCATTAATGGCACGGGTTCAGCTAACCAACCAACGGGCGTATTAAATACAACTGGCATTGGTTCGGTTGTTGGCGGTACAAATGGTGCAGCACCTGATTGGGCTGATATTGTTGATTTAGAGTCAAAAATTGCGGCTGAAAATGCTGATTTAGGCTCATTAGGTTTTTTAACTAACGCCAAAGTGCGTGGCAAGTTGCTACAAACTGAAAAAGCATCAAGCACTGGCCAATATGTTTGGTCAGATAACAACACGTTACGTGGTTACAACGCGGCTGTATCTAACCAAGTGCCGTCAAACCTTGTTAAAGGCACATCATCAACATGCTCAGCAATCGTTTATGGTAATTGGGCTGATTTGATTATTGGTACTTGGGGTGGTATTGACATCAATGTTGATACTTCAACGGGTTCATCTTCAGGCACAGTGCGTGTGGTTGCATTACAAGACGTTGACGTGGCAGTACGCCATGCAGAGTCATTTGCGGCAATGAAAGATGCGACAACTTAACTAATACAGGAGAGCAAAGTTGATTAATGGGTGTTGAGAAATTGACACCCTTTAAATCCATTCTCAAATAAGCCATTATAAAAAAATATGTTTAATGAAGATTTAACAGAGTTTTTAGACGATACCGAACTGGCCGACCAAGGCACGGTTAGCGGTGAGGCTGTTAATGGCATATTTGAGAATGCATTTAGTGATGAGTTTGGCATTGAGTCGGACACACCAACCTTTATTGTCAGTAGTAATGATGCAAATGTTTATGCACATGGCGATATTGTTACGATTAACTCGGATTTAATACAAGGCGGCGGCGTTTATCTTTTAAATTCTGATGATTATATTGCAAACGATTATTTTGCCGCACAAACAGCTTTTAAGGTGGTTGGAATACAGCCGGATGGCACGGGTTTAACCAGTTTGATTTTAAAGAAAGAGTAATTAATAAATGGCACACGCAAGACAACAAATTAGGCAGCAATTAGTTACCACATTAACGGGGTTGGCCACAACCGGCAGCAATGTTGTTGCCAGCCGTGTTTATGACATTGCCACAAGCAAATTACCATCGCTGGCTATTTATACATTAAGCGAAGATTTAGGCGAGGAAAGTGCAAACAAGCAAATGCGTTTATTGGATGTGGTGGTTGAGGTTAGGGAAAAAGCATCAAGCAATTTGGACAATGCTTTAGATGCGATTGGTGCAGAGGTTGAGGATGCGTTATTTGCATCAGGTGACACCACTTTAAATGGCAAATGCAAGCATTTTAATTATGACGGTTTAGAGATCAGCCTAAGTGGGGATGCTGAGCAGCCAATTGGGTTAATGACCATGCGTTTTATTGCCCAATATAGGGTGGATAAAACAGATGTTGAAACTTTAATTAGTTAATAAAAGGGGGCAAAAATGCCAAAAATGTACAAAGATGGATCGGAGTCAATAGACGTACACCCATCACAAATTGAAAATGCAAAGGTGCGTGGCTGGTCGCTTGATGAAAAACCGGCTAAAAAAGAAAAATTAATTAATACTGATAAGGAGTAATACACATGGCAACACATACTGGCTCAGAAGGCCTAATAAAAGTCGGTTCAGACACAATTGGCGAACTTAAATCATGGTCACTGAGCGAGAGCGCTGGCACTATTGAAACCACCACGCTATCAGACAGCGCAAAAACCTTTGTTGTTGGCACAACTGAATGGTCAGGCTCATGTGATTGTTTTCTTGATGAAAATGACGGCGGGCAAACGGCACTAACAGCAGGCGCATCGGTCACTTTAAAATTTTATTTTGAGGGTGCAACCACGGGTGATAAATACTACTCAGGCACAGCATTAGTTGAGTCGATTGAGCGCAGTGGCTCAAGTGATGACATGGTTAACACTTCATTTAACTTTAAAGGCACGGGCGTTTTATCGTTAGCAACTACGTAAATGGGCATTAAAGACAATGCAAAAGCGCAATTTAAGGATAAATTATCCGGTGAGTTAAAGTCAGTTTTTGTACCTGAATGGGATGATACTGTTTATTACAAGGGTGCAATTAATGGCAAACAGCAAGCCGAGATTTTAAAGCTATATGATGCCGGCAAAACAGTGGATGCAGTTTGTATGGCACTCATAATGCGCGCTTTAAATAAGGATGGTGAGCGTGTATGGCGGCCATCTGAACTGCAGGAATTAATGCGCGAATATGACACGGGTGTAATTAGTAGTGTTGTTGAGCAAATTAGTGATGATGATCCAACGGTTGATGAGGCAAAAAAGCCTTAAAGACCGACCATGATTTGCTTTTTTTTTGTCGATTAGCAGAGCATTTGCATAAGTCTTTAAATGAAATCATGGAATTAACAACGGTCGAGCTGGTTATTTGGGCGGCTTATTTAGAATTGAAAGGGAACGGTCATGGCTAAAGTTTCAGCTACCTATACAATCAGGTTAAAAAATCAAACTAAAAAGGCTTTTAATGCCATTGGTCGTGGTTTAAACAGAACCCGTAAAGCGGTTTTCAGTTTAAAAACCGGCTTTGTTTCATTGGCTGGTATCGCTGGTATGGGCATGCTTATAAAGCGCTCATTAGATGTTGTTGATAAACTTGGTAAAGTATCGTCAAAACTTGGTGTTACCTCTCAAGAATTACAGCGCTTTAGATACGCGGCTAAATTGGCCGGCGTTCAGCAATCGATGCTCGACATGGGTTTGCAAAGATTTATCAGGCGTGTGGGCGAGGCTGCAAAAGGTACTGGCGAGGCGCAAGATGCTTTAAAAACAATGGGTGTGCAACTTACTGACACAAATGGCAGGGTTTTATCGGCCACTGATTTACTTGGACAAGTTGCGGATGCACTTAAAGATACCAAAGACCCCGCAGAGCGTTTACGTTTAGCGTTTAAGCTGTTTGACTCAGAGGGTGTTGCGATGGTCAACATGCTGCAAGATGGCAAGGTTGCATTTAAGGACGTGATGAAAGAGGCCGAGAGTTTGGGGATTATACTTAGCACCCAAGCAGTTAAAGGCATTGAAGATACTAACAACTCATTGTTTCGTTTAGCAACATTTTTAAAAGGCAATTTTTTACAAATTGTGGCAAAACTTGCGCCCTTTATCCAAACAATTACAGAGGGCATTATTAAGTGGGGGCAGGAAAAAATAGCAAAACATGACGGCATCGGCAATATTGCAATATTTATTGCAAAACAAATAATGCAAGCCGGTATCTCAATTTTAAAAACCATTGCAAGCATTACAAATGGATTTATTGAGTTTGGCAAGACTATTGAAAACCTACCGTTTATGGGCGGCAGGCCAATGCAAGCAATTAAAAAGGATATTGCTGATTTAGAAAGTCAAATTGGCTTATTAAATGCAAGCGCAAAAGGTGGCAAAGGGCTGTTAGATTTTTTTGGTATTGGCGATCAATCATCATTAGAAACTGCGCACAAACAATTACAAAAATTAAACAAAGAATTAACAAAATCAAAAATAAGTTTTACCAATATTAAGCCGGTTACATACCAAAACGCGGTGGATGTCATTGAGAAATTAATTGCTGATTTAGAGGTGGTTGATGCTAAAACTAAAGACATTATTGGCACTGACTTAGGTGAAAAAACTGTATGGGATAAGATGAGGGCTGGTTTTAACAAGTACAAAGATACAGTAGAAACCGGTAATTTAACCATTGCATCCATAACTGAAAAAGCCATGAAATCCACAGAAGATGCCATTGTCAATATGATTATGGGTGTTAAAACCTCATTTAAAGACATGGCGCGAATGATTCTCGCTGATTTAATCCGTTTGGGCGTTCGCAGGTCAATCACCACACCGCTATTTGATATGCTAATGCCAAAGGCACGTGGTGGCCATGTTAATGGTGGACAAAGTTATTTAGTCGGTGAGCGCGGTGCTGAGATTTTTCAACCAAGCGGCGGCGGCAAGATTATCCCAAACCACCAACTCAACACCTCAACTGGTGAGGTGCGAGCGGTCAATGCTGAAATTAACTTTAATGTGCAGGCAATTGATGCAGCCAGTTTTAACAGCTATCTCGTTAATAACAGAGGCACGATTGAGTCAATTATTAACGCCAGCCTCACATCAAATGGCAGTGTGCGCCGAACCATTAGGCAGGTTGTTTAATGAACAATTTAACCACGACGATTATGGCCAACCATAGCCATATACAAGTTGAGGAATGGATAAAGCAAGGCGGCGCGGTACACTTTAATAGTGGCAAAACACAGCGCATGGTTAAAACCTTAATGCCGGCATTGCAAATGCAAATTAGCTATAAAAACCTAACTAAAACCCAATTTGAGGCGCTGCAAACTGCATACGAGGCTAACCATGCCAACACGGTTATTGTTGATGCAGATGATGCACATGATATTAGGCCGGATGTGATGGGTTTAAATGCCAGTGTGTGGGCGTTTGAGGAGTTTAAATTTAGCGTGGTTGCGCCAATGCTTTATAGTGGCACAATTACAATGATTAGTAGTGTATTTTTTAACTATACACAGTACCAAGATGAGTTTGCCCAAGCCTCAACATACACACCAGTTAACTCAAATGATAGCGGTTTTACCACTATGCTGGCCAATGCTGAACCGTACCAGGTCGGGTTTAGTTATGTGCGCAACTCAATTTTTAGCAGTATTGGGCAATCCGCAAGACACATTAAGGATCAAGCAGGTTTACGCCGCCAATATAACCTTAATTGGTTATTACAAGAATCATCGTTTTTACAACTGATTAAGTTTTACCGCAGAAAAGCCGGCATCATGGGTACATTTGGAATGCCTAAAGAGGGGTCGGTTAGTTTAGGCTCAGCAGGCAAAACCAAAGCCAGTTTTTTGACGGATAGTTTTAAATTTAGCCGCCGCACTGATGGTATGTATATTGCCAGTGCTGATATTGTTGAGGTGTTGTAATGAGTAAAGACATAACCAGCAATGCACGCACAGATGATGTATTTACGATGCTGCATTTGTTTGAGTTTCACATGGATAAAAACTGGGATTATGATCAAGCAGATGCCGGGGAGATTTTGCGCTTTACTGATCACGATGTATTTGTTGATGATGGTACTAATGAGTACACGCCAATCGCCATTACTTGGGATAAATTAACCGAGGATTTTTCAATGGAATCAGACAACATTAATATTACCATTGATAATATTAATGGGGAGTTGAGTGCAGAGGGGTTGGCTAATGAGTGGCGCAATAACCCGTGCAAAATTAGGCGCGTTATTTATACGCCCTCAGCGGAAACCATTGATGGTGATACGTATGAGTTTGGTTTTAATAACCAAAGCACAACCACCTACCCTAAGTTGTCAATAAGTGGCATTACCCAAGATAATTATTTGTTGTTTGAGGGGGTAATTGATAGTTTTAGTGCCAATGAGCAAACAATAAGTGCCAGTTTAAATACCCAATTTGTACACTGGGCAAAACCCTACCCCTCGCGCACCTACAATCAGAACGAGTTTACAAGCATTGTCGATGCCATAAATGACGTGGTTTATTGGGGGCAACAAAATATAACATGATTTTAACTAACTGTTTTACCGTTGCAATTTACCATTTAAACACCCGCTTTAAACTACCCAAAGGCTGGGGAAAATACACGCTTGATGTTAATAATATGGATTATTTTGTTAAGTATCAACGCCGATTTTTAGCTAAAAAACAGCACATTGGTTTTTTTAATAGCTTTTGCACCCAAGTTAAAAAAGCTAAAAAGGATGATGTGGTTTTAACCAGCACCACGGTTGGTGTTGCCATTAACCGTTTTGCTTATTGGGTATGGAGTGAGGATTTAGGTTGTGTGGTGCATAAAAATATCAATAAAGATTGCTTAATAATGAGGCTAACAAATGGGTGATAAAGCTAAAGCATTGGTTGGCACAGTGTTAATGTTAGCGGCCGGTGGCCTTGGCGCTATGGCAGCCGGTGGAAGTTTTGCATGGGGTACTAGCATCACCACTTTGAGTGGCATAGGTTTGGCCACGGCCATTGGTGCTACCTTAGTGGGTGCAAGCCTTGCCGGTAGTGCAATGGCGGCTGATATTTCAGACAGTTTTGGCTCGGAAAGCTACGCCGGTGTTAAGCTGCAAACACAAAAATCCAACATTAACCCAGTACCTCAAGTGTTTGGCTATAACCGTTTAGCTGGTAATATTATTTACCAAACAACCAATGGCGCTATCAATACAGACTCAACCACCAACGGTTATAACCGCGACTATTGGGCAATTATTGTTATTGCTGGCCATAATATTGAGGATATAACCGGCATTTATGCGGGTGAAACCGCCATGACATCACTAGGATCAAACAAGTTTGAAACCACTTATGTGCATGTCAAGTGGTACGATGCTGCAAGTGCTGCCACCAATGTGCAAGCGGTTGATTTTGTTACCAATACCAGTGGCTCAACCTCAACCGGCTCGGCACTCAGTTTAGACAGTATTAACATCCCGGCTAACACCGCCTTTTTAGCGGTACACCAAGTGTTTGATGCGGTTGAAAATAAAAACACGCAAATGGCCAATTTAACGGTGTTGATGAAAGGCAAAAAGCTAAGAACGATCACCGGCACAAGTACCTCAAATGCCGCCATTAGCACCGCACTTAGTTACTCAACCAACCCCGCTGAGGTGGTGTTAGATTTACTGACTGACGGTTTAAATATTGATGATAGTAATATTGATATTGGTACTTTTTACACAGCCAAACAACACTGCTCAATTAACTACAATGATTGGCAGGTTAATTTAGCAGTGGTGCAGCAGGCCAATATACAATCAATTATCACTGATGTTTTAGCAACGTGCCGTGGGCAAATAGTACACACCGCCAATAAATGGAAGCTAAAGATTGACAGTAAAAACCAAGGCACGGTTAATACCTTGACGGATGATGATTTTATTAAAAATAGCTTAAATATTAGCATGGCTGGTAACAAGGAAATTGCTAATAAAATCATTTTTAAATACGTTAATCCAACCGATGAGTGGTTAAGCGCACAAGTGGTTAAAGAGGACAGCGCATTGCAAACTTTTGACGGCCAAACATTAGAGAAAACATTAGATGCCAAGGGTGTTACCGATAGCACCCAAGCTGGTGAGTTGGCTGAAATTGCCCTAAATACCATGCGTTATACGCAAGACAATAATAGTGTCAGGGTTAAGCAAACACCCTTAATTTTATCCTTTGCCACCACCGTTAAAAATGCGCATTTAGAGGTGGGTGATTTGGTGACAATTAATAGTGATTTATTAGATAGAAGCAGGGAATTTATTATTTTATCAGTGGAAACAGATCAATCAGGGCTGATACAAATAACGAGTAGGGAATATGCGGAAACGCATTATAAAGACAGCAGCGGCAATTACATCATTTAAAGGGTTAAAAAAAACATGGCAATTACAACGAGAGCAGGAAAGGGATCAGCATTAACGCACGCCGAGATGGATGCAAATATTAACGCAATACCTGAGGTTTTAGATGAGGATAACATGGCCTCTAACTCAGCCAGCAAAGTGCCAAGTCAGCAAAGCGTTAAAGCGTACGTTGATGCAAATGCTGGCAGTGGTGGCAGTAGTGGTGTTGATTGGACGGTTGACCAAGGTGCAACCAACATCCATGCCGGCAACTATACAGATACCAACACCACATACAGTGTGGGTGATGGTGGCCTTACTGAAAAGAACTTTACTGCTGCATTAAACACTAAATTAGGTGCTATTGAGGCCAGTGCAACCGCTGACCAAACCAATGCTGAAATTAAAACAGCGTATGAGGCCAATGCAGATACTAATGAGTTTAGTGATGCTGAACAAACCAAGCTAAGTGGCGTGGCCACCAGTGCTAATAACTACTCATTACCAGTAGCCAGCGGCACAGTTAGCGGCGGTGTTAAAGTAGGTGCAAACCTAACCATGACCGATGGCGTACTGGCAGCAACCGGCGGTACTGGCGGCGGTAGTGGTGTTGATTGGACGGTTGACCAAGGTGCGACCAACATCCATGCTGGCAACTATACAGATACCAACACCACATATAGTGTGGGTGATGCTGGCCTTACTGAAAAGAACTTTACTGCTGCATTAAACACTAAATTAGATGGTGTTGCCACCAGTGCTAATAACTACTCATTACCAGTAGCCAGCGGCACAGTTAGCGGCGGTGTTAAAGTAGGTGCAAACCTAAGTATTGCCAATGGTGTTTTAGCGGCAACAGATACCAACACCACATACAGTGTGGGTGATGGTGGGCTTACGCAGAATAATTTTACTAACGATGATCATACTAAGTTAAATGGCATTGCCACCAGTGCTAATAATTACTCATTACCAGTAGCCAGCGGCTCAACGAGCGGTGGTGTTAAAGTAGGTGCAAACCTAAGTATTGCCAATGGTATTTTAGCGGGAACAGATACCAACACCACATACAGTGCCGGCACGGGCATCACCCTAACTGGCACAACTTTTAGCGCCTCGCCAATTGCACTAACCACAGTGCAAACAGCGGCCAATCAAGCTGCTCAATTAGCACTAACGGCACAAGAGGGTGATATTGTGGTGCGTTCAGATGAAAACAAAACCTATTGTCATAATGGTGGCAGCGCAGGCACGATGGCTGACTTTACGCTATTAGCAACACCAACAGATACAGTGTTAAGTGTCAACGGTGCAACGGGTGCGGTTACGTTAACCCATGATGGTTTTAGTGATTTTGTGGCTAATGAGCATATTGATTGGACTACTGACCAAGGTAATGGCAGTATTTACGCCGGAAACTATATCAACACCACATACAGTGTGGGTGATGGTGGGCTTACGCAGAATAATTTTACTAACGATGATCATACTAAGTTAAATGGCATTGCCACTAGTGCTAATAATTACTCATTACCAGTAGCCAGCGGCACAGTTAGTTAAAGTAGGTACAAACCTCTCAATTAGTAACGGGGTTTTATCCTCAACAGATACCAACACCACATACAGTGTGGGTGATGGTGGTTTGACTGCCAATAATTTTACTAACGATGATCATACTAAGTTAAATGGCATTGCCACTAGTGCTAATAATTACCAACCACTGCGGGTAATAAGCACATCCCATCAGGTGGTGAAACGGATCAGGTTTTAACCTACTCAGCATCAGGCACAGCGGTTTGGGCAACAGCAGGCGGCGGCGGTGTTGAAAGCGGCACGACAATGATGTTTTATCAAGCATCAGCACCTACGGGCTGGACACAAAACACCACCTCAAGTTTGGACGGCCGTGCATTAAGGGTAGAAACTGGCCAAGGTGGTGGCAGTGGTGGTACACATGATTTAGCAAACCCACCATCAACCACACACTCACACAGCACACCATCACACTCCCACTCACATTCATTAAGTGCAGGCAGTCACACATTAACTACGTCACAAATGCCGAGTCATACTCACGGCATAACCGGATTTACGCAGAATCCAAGTGGTACTGCTGGCTTGGCTAGGGGTAAGAATATAGGTAATAACATGAACTTCAGCACTGGTTCAGCTGGTAGTAGTAGCTCTCACAGTCACACGCTATCAGGCTCAATTTCTACTGGTGGCAGTGGTACATCAGGCTCATCATCACCCACTGCATTTGCGCCTAAATACGTTAACGTGATTATTTGTAGCAAGGATTAAACAATGGCATTAGAAGTTGAGTTTTTTTGCCCACTAGGCAGTGAATGTGAGTCAGTTAGTGACAACAAAATCAAGCGCTGCGCGTGGTACACCAAAATGGTTGGGTTAGACCCAAACACGGGCAAAGAGGTGGACGATTGGGCGTGTGCGATGAGTTGGATGCCGATGTTACAGGTGGAAATGTCAAGCACTAACCGCGGGCAAACTGAGGCGCTGGAAAGTTTTAGAAATGAAACTGTTAAAGGCCAAAAAGAATTTAATCAAATTATTTATCAAAATAATAAATCAATAGGGAGTAATTGAGATGGATGTGACAATTGTAAAAGAGGATCGCGTGGTTATGGTTGATGGCGAGGCTGTTAATTTTGACTTTGATTTAGCGGCCAATATTTGGGCAATACAATGGGATGGTGCAACGGGTGAAGTTGAGTTTAATGACGGCTCACCCAATGAGGTAATTAGTGATTTTGCACCTTACCAACATTTGCTTGATGGCTATCACGCGGAAATGCAAAGGGCTGAAAACGAGCTAGCGCAGGCAGAATTAGACCGCGTTGCCAATATGACTTATGCGGATAAACGCCGCGAGGAATACCCATCAATCGAGGATCAATTAGACGATATTTATCACAACGGCATTGCAGGTTGGCACACCAGCATCCAAGCCGTAAAAGATAAATTTCCAAAATAATGAAACAACGTATACAGCAGATTGAAATTACACTAAGCAAACATGCCGGGCATTTGACAGAGATACAACGCACCATCGATCAAGTGCGTTGGATTTTAGCTGGGGCATTGGGGTTTTTTGTACTGACTGAGTTGGGCTTATTGACCGCACTCAAAGTGGCCTTTTGATACCTAATTATGAAATTGTGCTTATTCCAGATTGCTGGCTATTTTTAGGCACGTGGTTAGCTTGCGCCTGACAGCCACCATATTATTATCAACCATGTTAATGGGCTGCCAAAGTTTAGAACTACGCAACATGGGCAAAACTGGGGTGTCAACGGCCATTGCTTATGGTTTGGCTGGCGGTGTGCCAGCAGTTGGGGTGTTGGCCAGTAATATAATTTATGATGAGGTGATACCGCAGCAAAATAAGGTGGTTGATATTGAAACCCGTGAGCAGGCGGTGGCGTTCGTATTTGAAAAAGCCATCGTATGGTCAGTGATCGGCTTTATTGCGTTTTTATTAATAAGCCTAATTTTTGCCCCTCGCTGGGGATATAACCAAGCCAAATTAAAATACAAGGGGCGGCCATAATGAACAGATCAGCATTAATTTACTTCTCAATCGGCATGGTAATTACCACTGCCAGCTTTGCATTTTTCACTGAATATATGAAAATGCCGCAGCAAATGATGATCATGCCGCAGCAAATAATGTGTCCGCCGTGTGCTTGTAACAAAGACTGAAGTTTTAATTAAGTCCCAATTAAGTCCCACACACCCTTAAAACCTTTTGTTTACGGCTATTTTATGACACTGGCAGTGTCGGGGTCAGCGGTTCGATCCCGCTTAGCTCCACCAAAGCAAAAAAGGTTTTTGTCCGGTTCGTCTATCGGTTAGGACTCCAGGTTTTCATCCTGGCAAGAGGGGTTCGATTCCCCTACCGGATGCCACTTTCAGCCATTTTCCCCTTTTAAAAATAAGATCAATAAATAGGGATTTTGCCGTCCTTTTTTCTCTAATTACACTCGCAATTTAACTTTGTAATATACAAGTTTATTTTGCTATATATACCAACTAATGCCATATAGTGCTATTGAATGTGTTAAAGTAGTCCCAAGTTAGTCCCAATATAAACAAAATAGGAGAGAGAAAATGGCATCAACATATAAGCGCGGCAGATCATGGTATTTAGATTGGTTTGATACAGATGGAAGGCATAAAAAATCACTGGGTAGAATATCAAAAGATATAGCTGATTTAAAACTCAAACAATTAGAATATCAATTAGCGAGAGGTAATGGTTCGGAAGAGAAAAAAACCTCAATTAAATTTAATGAACTCGCAAGTGAGTATTTAACTTGGTATGAGAACGAGTACGTGTCTAGTTATGAAACGGCTGATCGGATCGTTATGAAGTCATTATCGCCATATTTTTTCAAACAAGCATTAGATAAGATTACTTTCAAAGATGTTGAGGCCTATAAAAGAACAACGTTAGCATCAGGCAATGTGGCATCAACAGTTAATCGAAAATTGTCAGTGTTGAGTGGGATGATTACTTATGCTAAAAAATCCGGTTATTTAACGCCGGAGTTTAAGATTACAGATATACCGGAATTAAATAGCAGGCCACCTAAGTATTATGAAAAAGATCAGATTGAGTCGATTTATACTCATTCGATTGATCGGGCGCACTGGTGGAAGTTTATGGTTAATACTGGCATTAGAATGGGTGAGTTTTATAATCTCAGATGTGAGGATATAAAAAAGGACGGTATTTACATTATATCAACTGCCACGGGAAGAACTAAGTCGGGTAAATGGCGTTTAATACCTATGAGCAACGGTATAAAAAAGGCCTTAAAAGAGTTTGATTTAACACAAGAATATTTAATACCACGAATTAAAAAACAGTCAGTGGGGCAAGCATTTAAACGTGCTTGTAAGCGTGCCGGTATACCACCAGGCAAGCAGGGCATCCATTGCCTAAGACATACTTTTGCTAGTTATTTGGTTATGGATCGTGTGTCATTGCACACAGTACAAAAATTGTTAGGCCATGCCAAAATGGAAACGACCGAGAAATACGCACATCTATCGCCGAACTACTTAAAAGACACAATGGCAGGCGTTGATTTTTGAAGTGTTAAAAATCTAGGTGGATTGATGGCGCAGTAAAATACTGCTCATTAAGTTTAAATAGATCGTTGCGGCGATAGACAATGCGGCCACCTGGCACTTTTGCACTGGGTATGTTGAAAGAACGCGCCATTTTACGGAATCCCGACTGTGAGCATCCCATGTAAACAGAGGCCTCAACCTCATTTAAAAAATCTTTTTCAACGACAATTGGTGTTTTAGTGGTCATAACTCAAAAAGGTATTTCATCAAAACTATTAACCGGCGGCACTGCTGCGCTGGCTGCTTGAGGGGCTTGAGGGGCTTGGTCATCAATTGGAAAGGTGGAAACTGCAACACTATCCCGATCATCCTTATTAGGTACACCAGCAGGGTTAAAAGTGCGGTCAATAATTAAAAACTTTGAGCCGTCATCTTTTTGCAATACCTTGCCGATGGTTTTCCAGCGCTTTTTACTTTCACCCATTGCATTGGTGTACTCACCGACGATAACGCTTAAATTGTGTGTTGCTTTTGTTGCCATGTTTATCCTTAGTTGTTTAATTTAATGCTGCTTTTGCACACGGTTGCAGCGTTGCCGTTTTATAAACCACACCCAAATGAAAGGAAACCCGAGGGGTGTGAAAGGGTGCAATCCCCAAATGTTAGGTGGCGATTTTACGTATCGCCGAAAACGTGCTTTTTTTTATCAACTTACGAGGTTTTAAGGAGAAACACTTGAGGAGAGAACCCACCCCCGAAAGACATCGGCAGCAAACCCCGTCAATTTGGTTGATCTATTATGTGTTGATTGATATAACCCAGCGTGCCATCTAATGCGTTTGCAGCGTGTTGGTTGTCTTTAACCTCAATGGCAATGGAACGCGTGCTATTAATGGGGTTTGATTGTTGGGTGGCCATGATGCTATTTAAGTTTAATAAATCCCAAGCCTGCGAAAATTCTCTTTCAGACATGTCATTAATATTCACAATAATCACCGCACTCATAATATTGCAAGGAAAAATATCGCAAATATAAACAATTCAATGACAAATAAAATTTCCCAAAAAGTGTCCGCTGCGTGGTTTGTTTTTTTCATTCTTTACCAAGTTAATTTGTATTTGATAAAATATACAGTATAAATTGGTATTTAAAAATTAAATTAGTAAAAAAAAATCCCGCACTAATGCAGGACTTTTTTATTGAGGTTGGTTTTACTTTTTAACGTGCTATATGCTCATCCAACTCAGCCTGCCATATTTGTTGATCATCACCATGTTGTAAATATGCGTCAAGGTAATTAAATGGTTTTTTAATATCTTCTTGAGGGCGCAGGCTTTGCATCGCCTTTAACAGATGCACCATTTCGCGGTCTTTTTCTTTACTATGTGAGTCAGCAATGGTAAAGCCAGCAGTGAACCCGGCAATGGTTGTTAATAGCATTAACGCTATGATCATCACAATTTGGATGGTTTGGGTGTTAGGGTGTGGGTTTAATATCTCACTTGCAACCGCTTGTATTTTGTCTTTCATTTGCGGGGGGAGGTGGCTTACCTTTATGGTGCTAAAAGGGACATTATACATGCAAAAATAATTGGTGTAACTAATGGTTTACCATATTTTTAAACCATTAAAGCGAGCAACTCGCTAACCGTATCATGCGCAACCACCGGCTTAGGTTGTTTAATGCTTTGCGCATAAACAAATGCCGTTAGTTTTGCTGCTTGATGGGTATCTAACGTGCGCCCAATTGCCTTAGCCTCACTCATCACCGCATCCATGCACGCACTTAGCAATACAGCATCAAGCCCTTTATATGCGGGGGCATCCTCGTTATTACCATTTAAAAGGTAATCAACCGTGACCCCCAGCAACTCAGCCAATGGCGTTAAATACCGTGGGTTATTTACCCCGCCGGCCTCTAAGTTTTGGATGTTTTGATAAGTAACACCAACCGCCTCACCTAACTGCGTTTGTGTCATTTCACGTTGTTTGCGTAATTGCTTAACGCGCACTCCTAGGTTTTTATTACCCATAATATCTCCTCAAGATTTTATTTTGTATTAATTTAAAAATAGCTTTAATTTACCAATTTAGTTTGTATAAAATACCAATTTATGGATGAACTAATTAAACACTTTGGAACTCAACAAAAATTAGCAAATGCGCTTAATAACCGCTTTGGTACGAAAGTCAGCACCGGCCACGTTTATTATTGGTTAAAAAAAGGCATACCAATTAAACGCGCTAAACAAGTTGAACTCCTTACCGGCGGCGAATTTACCCGCTTTTATCTTAGGCCGGATTTGTACAATTAACTCAAATTATTTGTATTTTAACACAAAACTATTTTGCATAAGGGGGTTTAATGTTTGCAATTTGTAACAGCCAGTGCCGTTTAGCTAGGCAATGCGGTAGGCATAAAATTAATGCGCGATCATCTCGCGTACAAAACCAACAGCACCAAAAATTTGAGCCTCAACATGGTGAGGATTGTTACGGCTATCTCGATTTAACTAAACAGCAGATTAACGTGCAGCATGAGTGAAAAAACGCACGCATGGTTGCCGCTTGAGGTTATTAAGGACAAGCGTTTAAACAAAAACCACATCAAGGTATTAATCGCCTTGTATGCCCACAAAGGCAAAAGTCATGGCAAGGTATGGCCGAGCCGTGAAAACCTTAAAGCGTGTTGTGGTTTAAGGTTGACAACTATTAGCACCACCACCACTGAGTTGGTGGGGTTTGGATGGCTGGTTAAAACCGGTAGGGGTGGGTTTTCCAAGGCCACACGTTATAAGATAACAGTACCTAATTTAAGTACCGTACCTGAAACGTGTACTAAACAGTACCTAAAACATGTACTGGATACCGTACCCGAAACAAGTACCCCCATGCCAGTACCTAAAACATGTACTGGCAAAGAAGTAAACAAGAACAAACCAATAGAAGTAAATGAGGATGATTTTTTAACGGGCTTAGAGGAGATAGATGTTATGTGGGGTAATTTGAATGGGTAAAGATTATTTAAAAACGGCAACTTTAATAACCAGCTATTTAAAAGCACGGTTTATTAGTAATAAAGCTGATATGTCAGAACGGGAAAAAAAGGTTTGGGCTGACCAGTTGGCAACCACGGTAGATGCGGATCAATTAACACAACAGAATATAAAGGCCGCATGTGATTTGTACGCTGAGATTAATGGTAATGGTTTTCCACCAACGGTTGACCAATTTATGAAGTGTTTACGCAAGGTTAGTTTTGATAAAAGGCCGGATTTGCCTATAAATAACAAACAGTTAAATTATATGGATGAGTGGATTAACGCTAAAGATGATGCCAAATTAAGGTTTTTTATTGACCATAATTACCTAAACACCCCGCCGGTAATCCGCTGGTTGTTTCACGACTACAACACCAAGCACCGTGGTTGGACTAAAAAAGAGTCAATCAAAATGATGCGGTTTCATGGCCAGCCATTTAGTGGCGCAGGCCAGGGTGCAATGGTTAATCACCAGCGCGATGTTATGCAATATTTTATTAATAGAAAAGTGAAAGCGGCATGAGGGTATTGAGTTTATTTGATGGAATGAGTTGCGGGCAAATTGCGCTCAATAGGTTGGGCATTAATGTTGATGAGTATTTTGCAGCTGAGATTGATAAATACGCCATGCAAATCACTAAGAAAAATTACCCAAATACTCAGCATATTGGCAACGTGCTTGATGTTAAAGGTGAAGATTTACCAAAGATTGATTTGTTGATTGGTGGCTCGCCATGTCAGGGTTTTAGTTTTGCAGGCAAGCAACTCAATTTTGATGATCCGCGCTCTAAGTTGTTTTTTGAATTTGTGCGCTTACTTGATGAAACAAAACCAACTTATTTTTTGCTTGAGAACGTGCGTATGAAAAAAGAATATCAAGAGATCATCAGCGAGCATTTAGGGGTTGAGCCGGTAATGATTAATTCAACACTTGTATCGGCACAAAATAGAGTGCGACTGTATTGGACAAATATACCTGGACTAGAACAGCCGGAAGATAAGCAGCTAGTGATGAAAGATATTTTAGAGGATGGTTTTGTTGATAGGGATAAATCACATTGTTTAGATGCTAATTATTTCAAAGGCGGTAATTTAAAGTCTTATTTTGAGAAACACCGCAGGCAATTGGTTTTTTCTAAAGATGGTTTGTGCCATGTTGGTGATGCTGATTTAAAAGGTAATGATTCAATTAAGTGGGTTTATCATCAAGACGGTAAATGCCCAACATTAACAACAATGGGCGGTGGTCATAGAGAGCCAAAGGTTTTGATTGTGCCGGAAGCCACTAAAAAAGGCTATACAGAAATCCAAGACGGTGATTGTTTCGATGCAACATTTATAACATCAAAGACAAGGCGCGGTCGTAATATGAAAGACAAATCAAATTGCTTGACGGCTGCTAATTACCAGTACATGAGATATGAACACCCAACCTATCGAAAACTAACACCATTGGAGTGCGAGCGCTTGCAAACCGTACCCGATGGATATACCGAGGGAGTATCAAACACACAGCGTTACAAAATGCTCGGTAATGGTTGGACGGTTGATGTGATAGCGCATATTTTCAATGGGTTGCAAATACAAACAATAGAGGCGGTGGCATGAGGTATCACAGCACAAATGATTGTTTAAAGGTGGCCACTGCTATTAAGGCGCAGGTTGATTATTTGCTGTTTGCTATTGGTCAAGAAGATGATAAGCAGTGCGATCATCACCTTGAGCAAATACGTGAGTTGGCTAACAAGATTAAAAGGGAGATGCATGATTAGTTTATTAGTGGTTGGGGTTGTTTTGTTTTATGGGCTTTTGTTTTATATTTGGTTGGGGGATTAATTATGGAAATGGATTTATTTAGTTTAGGGGCGGGCATTGTTGTTGGTGGTGCGTTGATGTTAGTTTATAAATGCCAATGTGATGATGATCGCACGGCCGATAGTGTGCGCGAGGGAACACAAGCCTATGCAGTACGTGAGATTTTACAGCAGGGCAAATACTTAACCAGCAAGCGCGCACGTGATGAATTAGGTATAAAAAACCTAACATCAGTGGTGGACAAGTTACGCAAAGCCGGTGTCGAGGTTAAGACGATTGAAAATAGCGACGGCAATTACTACACGTTATGAAATTACAACAACGGGTAGAGGTTCGCATAGGTGAGCCGGTAGAGGTGTTTTTACAACGTAAAGCAGAGCAGGGGGCAACCATTAGGGCTGCTGCTTTGCAGTTAGATGTTAGCTATACAACGTGCCACAAATGGCAACGTCAACACCGCATCAAATTTAACGGGCGCAACCCTTTTAACAATTGGAAATTAAAATAATGTTTAATATTAAAGGCGATTTAAAAAAGATTAAAAAACACTTAAATTGGACACAAAAGAGGTTATTGCCGCAGGCATCAGTCAAGGCTATTAACAAGACATTGTTTCAAATCATGGATGCTGAAAAAGTACAGTTACACAAGAAGTTAGACCGGCCTAATAAATTTACACAAAAGGCATTTAGAATTAACATGGCCAAGCGCCACCCACACACCATTGAGGGTGACATACACATACAGCCTAACCGCTGGAAGTATTTAAAGTGGGTAGTGGATGGCGGTACTAAGACGGGCAGTTTAGGTGTGCCAATTAAAGGCAATGCCAAGTTAAATGCGTATGGCAACATCCCCGGCCGTGGGAAGGATCGTTACGTTAAAGGCAAGAAACAATTTAGGGCAACCATTAATGGTATTGATGGCGTGTGGTTAAAGACCGGCGGCAAAAGAAACCCAGGGTTAAAACTAATGGTGGTGTTTAAACGCAGCCTTAACTATAAAAAGATATTCCCTTTTTATAAGATCGCAGACAAGTTGGCACGCAATATGTTTGAGCGCAACATGGCCTATGCTTTACGCAAGCTGGCGAGGCACTAATGGCTAAACAATACAAATTAGATGATGGCTCAATAACCTCAGCATTAGAGGTGGCGGCCAAGGTTGGCGTTTCAGTAAATAACGCACGCACGCGCTTGTCACTGCACACAGACCCATTGAAAGTGTTTAAGCCTAAACAAAGCTATAATAAAAGCAATGCTGAAAGTTACAAGAT